CACGCCCAAGATCACGCGTAAATTGAAATGGATTTGGTGGTATGTGCTACCATCTAGTCTTGTAATAGCATCTATTAATAATGCTTATGCTATTAATAATAATGATATAGAGAAAGAAAAATATAAATTATATTCTCATATCAAACTAACTAACCATACGCAATACCTATGCCTTGTCAAGCTATGGACACGTGAGTCACAATGGAATCCATTAGCTGATAACAAACGCAGTACAGCTTATGGGATACCACAGTTATTAAAGCTAAAGACTAAAGATCCTTATAAGCAAATAGATGCAGGCTTGAAGTACATAAGCCATAGGCATAGCACACCATGCAAGGCCTTGGCATATCATCTAAAGACAGGTCATTACTAATGGCTAAGCGAGGCGACCCACGCAGCCAGCGTAAGTACAAGGCGATCAGGCTTACAGTCCTGGCAAGGGATCAATACACCTGTTACTACTGCAACCAACCAGCTCATACAGTCGATCATATAATCCCAGTATCTCGATCGACCGAGGCAGAAGCTTACGATCCTAATAACATGGTTGCCTGCTGTAGTAGATGCAATAGCAAGCGTGGATCTCGTAATCAGGCTGTTTTTTTAGCACAGACGGCTACCCCCCCTGCCTTTTCGTCCTGTTTATCCCCGAAGGTGGTTGAAACCGTCCACAAAGGCCCAATGACTGGTAATCTCTAGAAAATGACCCTAGAACTAGTAGAAAATAAACCGATGCTTACAGGGGCTGTAATGCCTCGCCTGCATACTCCATGGGTTGAAGGCGAATCTAAGGTAGATGCCATTATTAAACTAGCTGAGAAAATCGGCCAGCCCCTTTTAGAGTGGCAAATCGTGATCCTGCGAGATATGTGCGCCGTAGATGAAAATGATCAGTTTATAAAAAAATCTAGCTTGTTAGTTTGTAGCCGCCAGTCTGGTAAGAGCCATGTATTGCGTATGCGCGTACTAGCTGGGCTGTTCTATTTCGGCGAGATGAATATACTCATTATGAGTTCGCAAATGCTTATGGCATCTAAATCGCTGGAGATCATGGCAGGGATTATCGACCGTAATGAGTTCCTACGCCGCGAGGTAAAAGGCGGCAATATCGAAAAGGCTTACAAGCGCACTAATGGCAATAACCGAATAATCCTAGAATCAGGCGCGGAAGTTCGCGTAGTAGCTGCGACTGCAGACTCTAGCCGTGGTTTAACTGCCGATGTAGTTTGGATCGATGAGCTGCGGCATGTCGGTACAGAGGCGTTAGATGCCGTAAAGAGTACAACCCTTACTCGCCCTAATTCGCAGCGGTTTTATACTTCCAATGCTGGATTTAAAGATAGCCACGTACTCAACGATATGCGTGAAAGATCGCTTAATAAGCCGCCTAAGTCGGTGGGCTACTATGAGTACAGCGCGCACGATGGCTGCGATATATGGGATCGATCTGCCTGGGCGATGGCTAACCCGTCATTGGGCTTACTCATTACTGAAGCCGCCATGGAAGAGATAGTAGCTACATCGGACTACAGCGCGGTAATGACCGAGAACTTATGCAAGTGGGTTGGCACGGATCTATCCCCATGGACACCTGGCAGCTGGGAAGAGTGCGCGGATCCTGATTTAATTCTTTCGCCTGGCATGTATTCGATGTTTGCCTTTGATATTGAGCCACACGCCAAACGCCACGCAGCTCTAATGGCAGGTGCAATATTGCCCGATGGCCGTATAGGTATTAGCTTGGTTAAAACCTGGGAATCCGATCGCGCGATTGATGAGCTTAAAATTGCCGTAGATATTAAAGCTTATTGCGATGAGTGGATGCCTAAGCAAGTGCTATTCGATAAGTACACAGGCCAAGCTATTGCCGACCGCCTGCATGTATCAGGCGTAAAAATTGAGGACTGCTCAGGCTCGCAATTTTACGTTGCCTGCCAAACATTTAAAGATTACATAGATAACAAGCGCGTAGTACACGGCAATCAAGAATTCCTAAATGAGTCCATGGATAACGTAGCTGCTAAAAGTAACGATCAAGCTTGGCGTATTATCCGCAAACGCAGCAGCGGCAGCGTGGCCGCGCCAATTTCGGCAGCCATGCTAGTTATGCATCTATCTAAGCCAATGCAGGAAGCCAAGATATACGCCTAGCGACACGCCGCACACAATCGGTAATATGCTTGACATTTTGAGAAAATCCTACCTATGGGATTACTGGAAACGCTAGGGTTTAAGGGTAAGGCCGAAGTAACGGCGCAATATGCCCCTGCCATTATGGATAGTACCTATGGCGCAGGTATGTATAGCTATAACAGCGGACTATCTAACTACGGTTATGGCGTACCGCTAGATCGTAATCTTGCTTTACAAGTACCTAGCGTTAGCCGTTGCCGCAATTTAATTGCAGGCGTTATCTCTAGTATTGATTTAGGTTTGTATAAAAAATCTACAGGTAAAAAATTAGAAAGCCCAGTATGGCTAGAGCAAATGGATATACGCCAACCGCTTAGCGTGACCCTGGCCTACCTCGTTGATGCCTTACTTTTCTACGGCGTGGCCTATCTAAAAGTGACCTCGTTGTACGCTGATGACAACCGCCCATCGGGTTTTGAATTTGTACCAAATACACGCGTTACCGTAACTACAAATAAGTTTGGCGATGAAGTTCAATACTACGCAGTCAATGGCGTACAAGTTCCAATGTCTGGTATCGGATCCCTTGTTACATTTCAATCATTATTACCAGGTGTATTACAAACTGGCGGCCGTACTATTCAAGCTGCGCTAGATATTCAAAAGGCTGCAGCCGTTGCAGCTGCTACCCCAATGGCTACCACAATCTTAAAAAATACAGGTGCAGATTTACCAGAGGCACAAGTACAAGGTTTATTAGCTGCGTGGAAATCAGCAAGACAAAATCGCAGTACTGCATATTTAACTAGCACATTAGAAGCGCAAAATATTGGTTTTAGTCCTAAAGACATGACCTACAACGAATCGTCCCAGTATTTAAGTACGGAAATAAGCAGATTAATGAACGTACCTGCATATTACATTTCTGCAGATATGAATAACAGCATGACATATCAAAATATTTTAGATGGCCGTAAGGAATTTGTAGCTTACTCATTGCAGCCATTTATTAGCGCAATTGAAAACCGTTTAAGCATGGATGATTTAACTGCGCATGGCAATGTAGTTCGCTTTGCTATTGATGAAACTTTCCTACGCGCAGATACTATGGCGCGTTTAGATGCAATTGAAAAAATGTTAAACCTTGGCTTAATAGATGTAACACAAGCTCAGGCAATGGAACAATTAACGCCAAATGGATCAGGAGATACAGTAAATGTTGCACCTAACGTTTAGTAATTCAATTGAGGCGGCTGATACAGATCGCCGCGTTATTTCTGGAAAGATCGCGCCATATAACGAGGTTGGCTATACATCTGCTGGCCCAGTTGTATTTGAACGCGGATCTATTGCAATTCCAGATGCAACAAAAATTAAATTATTAATGCAGCATGACAGTACTAAGCCAGTAGGCCGTGCTACAAACTTTAGCGATAGTACAGATGGCGTTTATGCATCGTTTAAAATTTCTAGTAGCACCCGTGGACAGGATGCGCTAGTACTTGCTCAGGAAAATCTAGTATCTGGCTTATCCGTAGGTGTGGATGTAACCGCATCTAAGCCGATGAAAGATTACCTGTTAGTTACCGCTGCAGTCCTAAAAGAGGTGAGCCTAGTGGAGTCGGCCGCCTTTGATTCAGCAGCCGTAACTGATATTGCAGCCGCTAAAGCTGCACTAGAGGCAGCAACAAGTAACAGCACAAAAACAACAACGATTAATACGACGATCGTAGAAATCGAAACCGAAACCGAAACCGAAAATGAAAGCGAGGAAGCTGTGACTACAGCCCCTATAGATTCACCAGATGTACCAGCAGAAAAATCAGTTGAGGCTGCACCAGTTGAGGCATCTCGCCCAATTATTCGCCCATCCGTTTTAGATAGCCAGACACTACGCACACCTATTACATCTATGGCTAAGTACACAGAGCATAAGATCAAGGCCGCCATGGGCGATCGCGATTCAATTCTCTACGTAACAGCTGCAGATGATTCTTTCAGCACAAACCCTGCATTTAACCCAACGCAGTACCTATCTGAGTTTGTATCTAACACAAACTTTGATACCCCTATGATTAATGCACTTTCATCTGGAGTATTACCAAATTCTGGTATGACTATTTCAGTTCCTTCCTTGGTCACGTCCGCAGGCGGCCAGGCAGGCGAAGCCCCTGTAGTAACAGTCGAGGCTGAAGCTGGCGCGGTACAGAACACAGGTATGGTTACTCAGTACCTATCAGGAACAGTTAAGAAATACAGCGGTATGAACACACTAAGCATTGAACTGCTAGAACGTTCCGACCCAAATTTCTATGCTGAACTAACAAACCAATTACAGCGCGCATATTCACTTGCTACCGATGCTGCAGTAATCGCAGACGTAGTAGCAGGCGGCGTACAAGGTACTGCAGTAGCAGCTACATCTGCTGGCATCATCTCTTACGTATCAACAGAATCAGCTAATATTTACAAGAACACTAGCTACTTTGCTAAGAACTATGTAGCTGGCCCTTCACAATGGTCACTACTAATGGGTGCAACCGATACAACAGGTCGCCCAATTTACAATGCTGGCGCACCTATGAACAGCGGTGGCCTATCGACACCTACATCGATTCGCGGCAACGTACTTGGCCTCGATTTATATGTAGATCACCAAATGGTAGGTACAACCATCGACGATTCAGCGTTTATCGTTGCACCTGAAGCTATGACCGTTTACCGCAGCCCACAGGCTTATATGTCGGTCAACGTAGTTTCAAACCTACAAATTCAAATCGCGATCTATGGTTTCATGGCGACTATTGTCAAGATGCCTAAGGGCCTAGTTCGTTACAATCTAACCTGATCCATAACCCTAATAGTTGGTAGGGCATTAGCCCTTTGCCCTACCAACCCCTACTAAGTAAGGAGTACCGATAATGGCAGCTACATATGTAACAGTCGCCGAGCTACGCACAAATCTCGGTATCGGTACTCTTTACTCAGATAGTACGGTCGAGGAAGTTTGCCAATCTGCTCAGGATCAAATAAATAGTTTTCTATGGTTTGATTCCGCGCCAGTCGTGGGTACTGCATTGGTAAGCAACGTTGCCACCGTAATGATCGCCAACCCTGGCATATTTACTGCAGGAGAATCAGTAACTATTGCTGGGGCTGGATCAACTTTTAACGGCACTTATACAATTACTGGCACTATCCCCTTTTCAACAGGTACAGCTAATATTTTGCCTGCATTTAATTTGCAGCTTAATTATTTCCAATACCCACAGGGTTATAGCTTTATCCAGTTTGCTAAGACTGCTGCTAATCAAAATTTTCGCCGTGTCCTGCCTTATGGCACGGCTACAGGCGAGGATACAAAGACTGCTACCTACGTCAATACGCCAAGTGTTCGTGAGGCTGCGATGATTTTGGCGGTAGATATTTGGCAAGCGCGGCAGGTATCTCAGACAGGCGGCGTAGGACTCGATGGCTTTAGTCCATCGCCTTACCGCATGGGCAACAGCATGATTGGCAAAATTCGCGGATTGCTCAGCCCTTATATAAATCCGAATAGCATGGTGGGGTAAATGCCTACCGCAGCTATAACTACGTTGCGTAGCACCATCGCAACGGCACTTACCAATAATGGCGTATGGTCGGTTTTTGCTTACCCACCTGCGACCATTTTGGCTAACAGCTGCGTGGTATTACCAGCAGATCCATATATAACACCTAGCAATAACAGCCAGATAAGTATTTCACCGCTGGCTAATTTTAAGATTTTGCTAACCGTGCCAATGTTTGACAATCAGGGCAACCTGCAGGGCATCGAGGAATTTATCGTTGCAGCTTATACAAAATTAGCTGCAGCAAATCTTGTATTTAATATAACTAGCGTTAGCGCACCTGGAACACTAGATGCCGACAGCGGTACATTATTAACGGCCGAATTCAACCTATCAATACTAACGAGCTGGAGTTAAAACCATGTCATACACAGAGGAAGATATTGCCTTTCTAATTAAGATTGGGCAGATCGAAGCAGCACCGAAGGAAGTAAAAACTAAACCCGTAACCGATAAAGTAGAGGAATAAACAAAATGGCCATTTATCTAAGCAATACGGTTGTAGTTACTCTTAACTCAGTAGTACTGAGTGACCATGTAACTTCAGCCACAATTAACCGCACTTTTACAGAACTTCCTGTAACAGCCATGGGCGATACAGCTGAAAAATTTGTTAAGGGTTTAGAAAATTCTACAATCCAGTTAGATTTTCTATCCGATACAGCAGCTGCAAATGTAAATACAACCTTGCAAGCTGCATGGGGTACAACAGTACCGCTAACACTAAAGCAATCAAGTGCAGCAGTATCGGCTACCAATCCGCTATATAGCACAACCGTGCTTGTGAACAACACCACCGACATTAACGGTGCTGTAGGCGACATTGCAACGCAATCGATTACATTTACTTGTAATTCACCAATCGTAATTACTACTTCATAACAAAAAGAATAGGGGCTAAAAAATGGCTAAGTTAAAAATCACTAAAGTAGATGGACAGGTATCAGAGCATGAGATCAGTCCATTTATAGAATATGCGTTTGAAATCTATGCTAAAAAAGGTTTTCACCGCGCTTTTCGCGAGGATGAAAAAGCTACAGACGTGTACTACCTTTCTTGGGAGTGCTTAAAAGCTGCAGGCGAAACCGTGCCAATGTTCGGTGCAGAATTTATTAAGACACTTAAAAAGGTAGAAGTTTTAGACGATGACCCTTTGTCATAAGGCGTGACTCGTTTGCTTACTTGGTCGCACGGATCAGTTTGGAAACGGGAATACCGCCTAAAGATTTAATTAGTTTAGATCGAACAATGTTTGAAGCGTTATTGCAAGGGATGAAAGACAGAGCTAAGGAGTTCGAGGATGCCAGTAGAGGTAAAAGGCGGAATCGCACTTCGTAAAGCCCTAAAGAAATTTACGCCCGATCTAGCTGCAGAAACGCAAAAAGAAATGGCTGGTTTACTTAAACCTATTTCGACTAAAGCTAAAGGTTTTATTCCACGTCAAGCACCGTTATCTGGGTGGGGTAAAGCATCTACTAACGGCAAGTTTCCTGTATGGGATGGCTCAACTGCCCGAAGGGGCGTAGGTTATAAAACAACACCTAGCAAACCTAATAAATCAGGTTTCAGAGCATTAGCAAGTATTCGAAATGCATCCGCATCAGGTGCTATTTATGAAACTGCTGGCCGTGTTCATGCTAATGGTCGCGAGCAGGGATCGTCATTTATTGTTCAACGTCCAGGCTATAACCAAGGCGCAAATATAGTAGCGGCTGGTAAAAATCAAGGCCGCAGCCGTAACCCACAAGCTGGATCGATATTTATTCAGGCCTTAAATCAATACGGCATGATCGTGGATGCTAACGATCAAACAGGTGCAGGCCGTAGATCTCGCAAGATGAAAGGTCGCGCAATCTTTCGTGCATGGAAAGACGACGGCGGTAAAACTAACGCAGCTGTTATTAAAGCTATTGAAGTTTCGCGAGATAAATTTAATAAGGCTGTGGGGTATAACTAATGGCCATTGATCCATCCGTAAAGATAGATATAGCCGCCGAATTTACTGGCAAAAAGGCCTTTGATAAAGCTGGCAAATCTACGTCATCTTTAGAAAAAAACGTAAAGAATTTAGCTAAGACTTTCGGCGTTGCCTTCGGTGCTAAAGCTGTAATTAATTTTGGTAAATCAGCAGCTAAAGCGTTTATCGAGGATGACAATGCCGCTAGATCCCTTGGTATAACTATTAAGAATTTAGGACTTAACTATGATAACAATGCCGTTATAGTCGGTCGCTTTATTGATAACCTAGAACAGCAGACTGGCGTACTCGATGATGAGCTACGTCCAGCCATGGACAGGCTACTCAGGGCTACAGGTAGCGTTAATAAATCACAGGAATTATTAAACCTATCTTTAGATATTGCAGCTGGTACAGGTAAGACAGTTACTCAGGTATCTCAGAGCTTACAAAAAGCCTACCTAGGACAGACTGCAGCTATTGGCCGTTTAGGCGTAGGTATATCTAAAGCTGAATTGGCTACTGGCAACTTCACAGATATACAGGAAAAACTAACTACGCTGTTTGCTGGCCAAGCATTAAGCGCGGCTAATAGTTATGCAGGACAAATGGCCAAGTTACAAGTAGCGGCCAATAATGCTAAGGAAACCATAGGTGAAGGCTTAGTAGATGCTTTAAAATTGCTTAGCGGCGATACAAGCATAGATCAACTAAACGCAGGACTAGAGCAAACTTCACTTTATATTGCCGACATTATTCGCGGCATTGGCGTATTTATTCAAAAATTAAAAGATATTCCTGTAGCAGGTAAAGCCTTTCAATTACCTTTAGATGCTTACGTCCAGGCTATTCCAGTAATCGGTGCGTACATAAGCATCCTTGCCAATATGGGCTCGGAGATGCGCACACTTGGCGCACAGGCCGGCCGCATGTTTACAGGTGGATCAGGTGGCCCTAGCCGTGACTTTGTAAAGGAACGCCAAGCTAAGGAATTATTAGCTGCAGAAAAGAAACGTTTGGCCGCTGAAATTGCAGCAGCTAAAGCTAAAGAAAAATCTGCTAAAAAAGCCGAGCAATCCGAAAAGGCTAGAGCTGCACTATCTAAAGCTGCAGCTAATTTTGATTTAAACAAAATCCAGATAGCAGCGGCACTAAAACAAACTTACGATAAAGATGAACGCTTACGCCTATTGGCCATGCAGGAAATTGAAAATGAAAATGGCGAGGCTGCACTTTCATACATAAAGATGGCAACCGCCCTTACACAGGAACAAAATACAAATAAATTAGCTGGTATTAAAACTATTAGCGAAACCGAACTTAACTACATTAATCAGCTGCTACTGGATGAACTGCAGCGTATTAAAACTACAAAGATGTCCGAGGAAGAGGCTGCTTTAGCGCGCCAAGATGCCTACGCCAAGTACAACGCAGCCATACAGCAATCAGGCGGCTTAGCTGAGGCTAATTTCTACACCGAGAAAACACAGGTAGAACTACTGCAAATTGCTAAATTAGCTGCACTTGATAAGGTGGCAGCAGCTCAGGCCACGATGGATATTCTTAATTACACTACACAGAAAACTATTATCGAACGTATTGCAGCTGCTCAGAAAGTGGCAGACGATGCTAAGTACAAAGCATTACAAGATTACCTAGCATTACTAGCTTCACCTATTCAAATGCCAGTAGTTGAACCACCGCCTAGCGGCGGCTCACAAGGCCCTAAATTCGGCATTGGTGGGCAACCTGTCTGGGAAGATGGCATGGGCGGCCCTGGATACGGTACAGGCCAAGGCACAGGTATCGGATCAGTAGATAATTCGGTAACGGTAGTGATCGAAGGCAACGTATTAGATGGTGATGATTTTACTGAAAAGATAAATGATGCGATGTTAAATGCGCAACGTCGAGGTTTATCCCGTAGCCCTGCTGGGTTTTTAGTGGATGGTGGATAATGGCCGTACCTAAAATAAACGCTGTTATAAATTTCAGCACGGGCGCGGCCACGGCTCAGGCCATGATAATTGGCGAAGGCATATTAGGTACTAACGTATTGGCAGATTCAGCTGCGTTAATCGTGGATGTAAGTAACGTAGTAGATAGTGTTAATACTAGGCGTGGCCGTAATGCTACGGCAGACGAATTCCAGACAGGTTCGCTAACCCTGCGTATCGTGGATCAAAATGGAGATTTTAACCCGCAAAATCCATCTAGCCCATATTTTGGATACCTAACGCCTATGCGCAAAGTATCTATTTCAGCTACATCGGCTGGCGTTACTTACCCAATGTTCTCAGGGTTTATTACTAGCTATACAACCACTACCCCTAAAAATGCTAATGATGTGGTTTACACAGTTATTACAGCTGTAGATGCTTTTCGCTTGGCTCAAAATGCTCAAATCGCTACCATTACAGGTGCTACTGCTGGCGATTTAAGCGGTACAAGAATTAATCAAATCCTTAACACTATTGCATGGCCTAGCTCTATGCGTGACGTAGATGCAGGTTTGACTACTTTGCAGGCAGATCCTGGTACAGCCCGTACTGCTCTAGCAGCTATGACTACTGCAACCAATAGCGAATACGGCGCGTTATATGTAGATGCATCGGGTTCATTTGTATTTCAAGATCGCACGGTAACGGTTGCAAGTATTGCTGCTACCCCTACCGTGTTTAACGATAACGGCACAGATATTGGCTATTCCAATGCAATCTGGCGACTTGATGACACCTTGGTATTTAATCAAGCTAATATCACTAGGACAGGTGGCACGGTTCAAAATGCTACTAATACAGCTAGTGTAGAAAAGTATTTCGCCCATACCTACAATCAACAAGATTTATTAATGCAAACGGATGCCGTTGCACTTGATTACGCGCGAGCATATGTAGCAAGCCGTGCCGAAACTAGCGTGAGATGCGATGCGATCGAGCTAGATCTTTACACAGAAAACTACGCCGCTGGCATATTAGCCGCGCTTGATCTTGATTTCTTTGATCCTATAACTATCACTACCAACCAGCCTGGGGCATCTTTGCTTACAAAAACACTTCAAATTTTTGGCGTGGCACACAGCGTTACACCCAATAAATGGCGCACTACCTTTACTACACTTGAACCCATAATAGACGGGTTTGTAATCGGATCAGATAGATACGGAGTTTTAGGACAAAATGTACTTTCATACTAGAGGAGATAAATAAATGGCTACAGGGTTCCCAGCAGTCACGGGCGACGTTTTAACTAGCGGCATGTTTAATGGCCTTGTGGCCTTTACGCTTAATGCTCAGACAGGTACTACCTATACAGCGGTATCTACCGATCAGTACCAAGTGCTAGTAACCATGTCTAATGCATCGGCTAACGCATTTAAAATTCCTACTAACGCATCGGTAGCGTTTGCTATTGGCACAGTTATTACGGTTATGAATATTGGCGCGGGTGTCTGCACAATCTCAGCTGTAACACCTGGTACGACTACCGTGCTATCTGCTGGCGGTACCGCTGCATCTCCAACACTTAGCCAGTACAAATCAGCTGCACTTATTAAAACTGGTACAGATGCCTGGTACGTTGTAGGTGCGATCGCATAATGTTAAATGTTATTGCTGGCGTAAATTCGATACCCGTACCGCCTACTTTTAGCACCGATGTTTTAATCGTTGCAGGTGGCGGTGCTGGTGGATTTGGTACTAACACACAAGGCGCAGGCGGTGGCGGTGGTGGTGGCTATCGCACAGTTACATCTACCTTAAATATAAATACAAATTACACAGTAACTATTGGTGCAGGTGGAACTAAAGGTGCTGGCGTAAATGGTGAAGGTACTAGCGGCTCAAATTCAGTATTTAATAGCACTACATCTGCAGGCGGCGGTTACGGTGCAGGCCGTTATAATCCAACAGCAGGCGGTTTATCTGGTGCAGCAGGTGGATCAGGCGGCGGCGGTAATGCTAATTATGGTGTAGGCGGTGCAGGTAATACGCCAAGCACATCACCCGTTCAAGGTTATGCAGGCGGCACAGGTTTTGGCGATGGTGCTAACACAGGTGCAGGCGGCGGCGGTGGCGGATCGTCTGCAGTCGGCGTAACAGCGACCAGTATCGCAGGTGCTAACGGCGGTGCGGGTACTGCCAACTCAATCAGCGGTACTTCACAGGTTTACGGCAGCGGTGCAGGTAGTGGCGCAAAAAATGCTGGTAATGCAGGCGGCACAGGTGGTACAAATGCAGGTCGAGGTGGTGGATCAGCTGGCGAAGCAACTAACGGAACTGCAAACTTTGGCGGTGGCGGTGGTGGTGCTAGAGGTAACTCAGACCTTGAAGGCGGCAACGGCGGTTCAGGTGTAGTAATTCTTAAATATCCTGATACTAAAACTATAACTATCGGTGGCGGCTTAACTGGTACAACTGGATCGCCTGCAGGCGGTTTTAAAGTAACCACAATTACAGCTGGTACTGGAAACGTGAGCTGGACATAATGGCACATTACGCTTTTTTAGATGAAACAAATACAGTAACTGAGGTAATAGTCGGTGTAGATGAAACCGAACTAATTGAAGGTTTAGACCCTGAAACCTGGTACAGCAATTTTAGAGGCCAGGCATGTAAGCGTACAAGTTACAATAACAATATTCGCGGCATCTATGCAGGCATCGGTTATAAGTACGATCCTGATAAAGATGTTTTTTACGATCCAGGTGCGCCTTATGACCGCGATCAGTTATAACGGCTGGCCAGCCTCTAAAGAGGTTGAGTCGATCCGTATCAAGTCTTACCCAATTAAGGGTACAAAGATTAAGCTGCGATGCGCCTATTTTGCTGCACCTTTATTGGTTGCGTTTGCTGAGCAGTTTCATGAATTGATCGAGCCGATCGATGGCGGTGCGCTAGATGATTGGGGCTACTGCTACCGAGATGTTAGAGGCGTACCAGGCAAATTAAGTAACCATGCATCGGGTACGGCGATCGATTTAAATGCGACGCGGCATCCGCTTGGTAAGGCTGGCACATTTCCAGCTGAGAAAATTCCAATGATCCAGGCATTAACTAAAAAATATGGCCTTAATTGGGGCGGTAACTGGACACGCAAAGACGAAATGCATTGGGAGATAGCACAAGATCCCGTAAAGACAGCCAAGCTAATAGAAAAGTTAGGATTAAAGTATGCCGACTAGCGCACAAGTAACCGTAAACGCAACAGCCACAATTATCGTTCCTGCTACCGCGTTCGATCAAACTGCAAACCTGCATAATTTAGGTGGCGGTGCTATCTATTTAGGTGGGGCTAACGTAACTACATCTAACGGATACAAATTTGATAACGGCGATAAACTAACCGTAACGGTTGGAGATCACGAAGCGTTATACGCTATTACTGACAGCGGTACGCAAACCGTTGCAGTATTGACTCAAATCAACTAAGGGCATTTAGGAGTAAGACCATGAAGGAACAAGCTATAGCTGCTGGATTATCGTATTTAAGAGCTGCGGCAAGTTGCGCTGCGGCCCTATACATGTCTGGAATTACAGACCCTAAAACACTTGCTAATGCATTTGTGGCAGGCCTTATTGGGCCACTATTGCGCGCACTTAATACATCCGATAAAACTTACGGCGTAAAGTAATGACGGCCGCCCAGTCGCTTTTAGCGATAGCCATAGCAATCTGCAGCCTTATCGGGTTTGCGGCTGGGTTGGTACGCCATTTAGTTAAGTATTACCTGGCTGAATTAAGGCCAGATGGCAACGGTGGCCATAACTTGCGCGGCCGTGTCGATCGCATCGAGGCCAAGGTAGATAGCATTTACGAGATCCTTTTAAGCCGTTAGGCGTGTCGGTTATTGACCGATGTCATAGCCAACCTTTACCCTTAATTTACACGTTAGGCAGGGCTACCTAATTCGGTGTAGTGCGGCTTAACCCAAACAAGGGCGAAGTAAATGGATATAGAAAAAGTAGCAGTATTAGTTATATTATGTAGCGTTGCATGGTTTTTAGTGGGCTGGTCGGTAGGTTATAAGGAAGGCATCAAAGACGGCTTTAATCGTGGCCGTGCTGCAGGTTTAAGAGCTGCATTTAACTCAGCTAAAGAGATCGTACGCAACTCATGACATTTAACTTAGATAATTACGAGGATGTCAATAGCCGCATTAAGCGGTTTAGAGAAACTTATATCTCGGGCAGGATCATTACTGAGATCGTTGAGTTAAACGTCAAGGATGGTTATGTAATCATCCGTGCCAGCGTATTCCGCGAGCATGAGGATGTAGTACCTGCAGCTGTAGATTATGCCTATGAGGCGCGTAGCGATCGAGGCGTAAACCGAGATTTCTGGATCGAGAATTGCAGTACCAGCGCAATCGGTCGAGCCATTGGGTTACTTATGCCTAGCGATGCACGGCCTACACGCCAGGATATGGAAAAGGTAGAACGCCTAAAGGCTCAGCCTGCAGTAGAGGTTGATCTATGGGCTACTGCTACACCTGCAGTAAAGGTTGAAGGTGTCGGTAGTGTGCGACCTGCAGCTGAAACGATCGCAGACATTAAAGCGCAACTAGGTGGCGAGATATTAGACCCTGCACCTATTTGCTCACACGGTCGCATGGTTTACAAGGAAGGCGTTAGCCCAAAAACTGGGCAAAAATATCGCGGATATACCTGTAGCAGTAAGTCACGCAGCGACCAATGCAAACCAATATGGCTATAACTGAGATGGCCCAGATAGTCCAGGTTATATTAGATCGATCGCAGGAACTACAGGCAGCAGCTAGTGGGTTTGCCCGTAGTACAGGCGAAAAGGCTAATACGCCCGATCATGCTGGCCGATATAACACAAAGATAAACTTCCATGAGTTTGTAGCTGAGCATAGTGAAGCTGCAGGCGCGGAAATCGCGGTAGCCCAGTACATGGGTATCCTTAACTTTATACCTACCGTTAATACTTTCCACGATGAAGCCGATATAACTTTAGGAAACTTAGGCTTTGAAGTTAAATGGACTAAGTATATAAATGGGCATTTAATCATCCATAAGGATTACCCACGCTTAACCGACGTGGCCATCCTGGTAGTGAATAAGTCACCTGTTTATCAAATCATTGGCTGGATGCCCGTGG